AGCAACATTCCTAACACCGCGACCCTGCCTAAAAAACGGCACTCTCACTATTCTAGTGGTAGGCGGGGCTCACCCGACCCGGTCCCTGCTCTCGTGGACCGCGGTGACCATGTTTTCGATGGTGAGCCCCGCCTCCGCTTAGTAGCGGAGCGTGAGTTTGTCCCACGTGTCCCATTCAGGCTCGATGAAGCTCCCCGCATCGATGCTCCTGTCTGGGCTCCCGTGGATCAGTTAGGCCCGGTGCTCTCTCAACAAGTGCCGGTTGTCACTGGCAATGATTTTCAAAGTTTGCTTAGCGCCTTTAACAAGCGCTGCAACTTCCATAGTGACAGTAGGGTGTGCCCCAGTATTGTGAAGGAGGCCAAGCGTCTTGCCTCCCTCGTCTTCCCGAAGTCGTCTGCGTTCAACTGGACGCAGGACATCTATGATAGGTGGGTTTCCAAGTTCCCGCCTGATAAGCAGCATAGAATGTCACAAGCTCTCTTACGACTTCACGATGTGAACTTCCGCACCCTCAACACCAAGTCTCTTATGGTGAAGGGTGAAGTGCTCCTCAAACGGAATGATCCATCATGGGCTCCGCGTATCATTTATGTCGGTTCGGATGAATACAACGTCCTTACCGGTCCGCTTATGGATGAATTTAACAAGCGGCTTTCCTACGCGTTAGACGAGTTCTCAGACGACAGAGTTGAAAAAGTCATTTTCGCCTACACCAAGTCGGATGTCATGATCGCAAATGACCTGGCTGGCAAAGACCGCTACTTCGAGGGCGATTTTTCCGCAAATGACAGGAGCCAACTGTCGGACGTACATGAGATTTTTGCACACTGGCTGAAGTGTTCTGGTGCTCCTTTGTGGTTTCGTAGGTTTTACATCTGCAATTCTAGAGAGTTCCGAGTTGTCAATTATGATTATGGTTTGTCTGCCACGATCAAGAACCAGTTGGCCACCGGTGGCACTGACACAACCGCTCGCAACTCGGTTTGGAACTTTTCTCTCTGGTATTCTTTCTTGCGGAAAACACGTGTGAAATCTACTCGTGTAGCTATTCTCGGTG